CGGTTGAGGCGGAGGCGCTTGGCGAGCTGATTGGAGTTCTCGATGCCTGCCTCCGCGGCAGCGGCGCGCAGGGCTGATCTGTCGTACATGACGTGCATGTCTGTCCTCCTCGCCGGATGTTTGTCCGGCGGAACGAACGTATCATGTGCGAGACAGAGCGCAACCCTTTTGGATGCCCGAATTTCGCCGTGCTGGCCGGTTGACACACTCTCTTCACACGCGCAGGATGGGTGGCTCTCGACACGTAGTCGCAGGTCAGCCACGGGGGGTGACGATGATGGTGCGTCAGTGTCACGCCATGGCGCGATTGCGCAGATGTGCGCGTGTCTCACGCGCGGTACATTCGTCGCATGGAACAGACGCAGCCCTCCCGCCTGTCCGCCGCAGACCGCGCCCGCACCGCCCGCGACTTCGGCACCTGGCTCGCCGACCGCATGCGCGACCGCGGATTCGTCCTCCCCCCACACGGCCGCGGCGGCGTTCGACGCCTCGCCGAAAAAGCCGGGGTATCACCCTCGGTCGTCTCCACCCTCCTCCGCGGCGAAAACCCCAACCCGTCCCCGGAGTCCCTACGCCTCATCGCAGCAGCCCTCCAGCTCCGATTTGGCGAAGTCCTCATCCGCGCCGGCATCCTCACGCCCGGCGAACTCGCAGATGTACAGAGCACGAGCGCAGACGCAGCACCCGCGGGGACAGAGGGCCGCCCACCCCTCACCCCCGAAGAGATCGCAGCGAGTCAGGGCATCACCGACCCCACGAAGGTTTCCGTCCTCGCCGCCACGATCCGAGCACTGCAGGACCGGCCCGATGAGAGGGCCGGCGACTGAGCCGCACCCTCGGAGGGCACCTTGCGCACCCGCACACTCACCAGACTGTCCGCTGCACTCATCGCCGCCGGAGCCGGCGCCGTAGCCCTCGGCCGACACACCGCGCTCCCCGCGATAACAGCCGGCACCCTCCTCGCCGCCGCCATCCCGTGCGCAGGAATCGCCGCACGCCGGCACGTCGCCGCCGAGCGCGCCGCCGCCTACAACGACGGCTACCGCTGCGGCATCCGCCACGCCACCCGTGGCGACCTCAACCAGTAACTACGCGCATAGAACGAAGGGCGCGCCGAGTGACCACCACCACAGCCGACCCCGAACCCTGGATCGGCTATATCCGCGTCAGCACCTGGCGCGAGGAGAAGATCAGTCCCGAGCTACAAGAGAACGCGATCCGCGCATGGGCGGCCAGCACCGGCCGCCGCATCCTCGAACCGCTCGTCGTAGACCTTGATGCGACCGGCAGGAACTTCAAGCGGCGCATCATGGGCGCCATTGAGCGCGTGGAGGCCGGCGAGGCCCGCGGCATCGTCGTGTGGCGCTTTTCCCGGTTCGGCCGGAACATGGCCGGCGTGCAGGCCAACCTTGCCCGCGTGGAGACCGCGGGTGGCGCCCTGGAGTCCGCCACCGAACCCGGTGACGCCCACACCGCAGTTGGCGGACTCGCCCGCGACATGCACTTCGCCTTCGCCGCGTTCGAGAGCAGACGGGCCGGCGAGCAGTGGCGCGAGACCCACAACTACCGGCGCGACGAACTCCGCCTCCCCGCCACCGGGCGGGCCCGCGCCGGCTACATCTGGCACCCGCGCCGCGTGCCCGACGCAACCGACCCCACCGGGTGGCGGCTCCAGGACGAGCGGTACGAGATCCGCACGGACACCGCAGATCTCATCGCCGACGCCTACGATGACAAGATCGACCCCGCCACCGGTGCAACCTTCCGGCACATCGCCGCCGACTGGAACGCCGCTGGCATGCGCACCACCCGCGGCGGCCTCTGGGACGGCAGCAGTGTCAGGCAGTACATGGACAGCGGGTTCCCCGCCGGGCTCCTCCGCCTCCACGACCGCACCTGCAAGTGCGGCAAGTGGTCCACCTGCCGCCGGTACGACTACGCCCCCGGCGCCCACCCGGCCATCATCGAGCCGGACGTGTGGGAGGCGTACCTCAAGCACCGCGCCGACACCGCCTCCCGCCCGCCCCGCGCCCGCGTCCCGCAGTACCCCCTCACCGGGCTTGCCGCACACGGCCACTGCCGACACACCCTCCAGGCCAACACGGCGTGTATCAGGGGCGAGCACGTGGCCGGCTACACCTGGCGCTGTCCCTACGCTGCCGCCACCACCCGCACCGGCTGCCCTGGCGTATACATCACCCGGCGAGCGCTCGAACAGGGCGTGCGCGACTGGCTCGCCACCGAGCGGCTACCGGATGCCGCCGGCCCCATCGCGGGCGGCGTGCCCGCCGCCGACCCGCGCGTGCACCACGCGCGCGAGCGCGCCCACCTGGAGGACGAACTCGCCAAGGTGACCAGTGCGCTCGGCCGACTGGCCGCAGACCGGGCCATCGACCCGGACGCGATGGCACCGGAGGTGTACGCCGCCGCCTGCCGCCGCATCGCCGAGCGTGAGACCGCGCTCCGGGCGGCCCTGGACCGGGCCGTGCAGGCCGAGGCGGCGCCGCAACGCGCCGACTACGGACCGCTGATCGGCGTGGTCGCCGACTCGTGGGAGGGCGCCACCGACCGCGAGCGGAACGCCATGCTGCGCACCGTGATCCACAGGGTGGTGGTGCACCGAGTGGAGCGGCCGGGCGCGCGGGCTACGGCCCGCATCGAGGTGCACCCACTATGGGAGCCGGACCCGTGGGACGACCCCGCTTGAGTGGTTTAGGAGTGATGACCAGCGACTATTCATCTAAAACACTCGCAGCTTGACCTGCATGGCAAACGGCCTCCGGCGCTTGATGGCGTCGGGGGCCGTGGTGTGGTGTGGTGGGTGGACCCGCGCCCTCCATCGGGGGCCCTCCCCCCTCAGGGGGGCGCGGGCTGGCCGGCCCTTGGCGCCCACCGCCGCGGGTCGGCCGTCTGCGGTGGGGGGATGCCGTCAGCCTGCCCAGCCCGTACGGGCCGCGCACTAGGTGTATCAGGAATTCACCCGTTCGAGCGAACGCGCGTGCGATTTTCTGGGCAGGGCCGGGCCACCCGCACGGTGGGGCGCGCCGGGTGGCCGGTATTAGTGGTGCCCCAGTCCTACCGGGTGATGGGTGCCTACAGCAACCGTTTCCCCGGATTTGGTCCAGCACACTGGACTGACAAAGATCATTACGTACGTAAGCGTGAGCGCGTGCCGACTGATCCGCCGCTGCCCGAGTGGGTGCTGCCCCGCCGCCAGCAGCTCGGCCGGCACATCGCCCGGCAGCGGCACGCCGCGGGGCTCACCGTGGACGCCGTGGCCGAGCGCACGGGCCTGAACCGCAAGACCGTCATGCACATCGAGTCGGCCCGCCGTAACCCCACCTTGGCAACGTTGCTGCTGATCGCGGACGCCCTCGGAACCAGCGTCGGCCGCATGCTGCTCGATGACGGTCCCGCCGCCGACACGGGGGCGGCCGGCGGCGGGACCGCCTGACCCGCGGCAGCCGGCTGCCACGGGCGGGGGGGGGTTAGTCGCGGACGGCCTTGTACGCCTCCCACAGCGCCTCAGCCTCAGCGCAGATGAACAGGCTCACGCTGCACTGCGCGCACCCGGGGCGGTGGTCGAGGTATGCCCGGTACGCGGTCTGTGCGGCGCCCTCCAGGGCCCGCCCGGCGGTGGCGGTGATGGGCTGTGGCCCGTCCCCTGTGTCTAGGTAGTGCCCGCCTGTACGCTCTGCCATGTCGTCACGCTCCTGTCGTGTCGGCCACGCCCCCGGGCCGTTCACGCGGTCGCGGGGGTCTCGTCTCTGACGGTACTGCCCCGGGTAGAGCTATGTATAGCTCTCTGGTGCTGCGCGCAGCTATGGGTGTACCTAGCGTGATCAGCATGGGTGACGTGTCCGTGCCGGAGTTCGACCCGACAGGGCCGCAGCTGGTGTACGTGGCGCTCGCCGACCACATTGCGGCGCGCATCGCGGCGGGGGAGCTGCGCCCGGGCGCGCGGCTGCCGTCCGAGCGGGACCTGGCGGCAGAGTACGGGGTGGCGTACCTGACGGTGCGGCGCGCGGCGGCGGTGCTGCGCGAGCGCGGGCTGATCGTCACGGTGCACGGACGGGGCACGTACCTGACCGAGCCCGGACACGACGAAAGCGGCCCGCCCGGCGAGGTGCCGGACGGGCCGTGATGCTGCTCAGTGCTGCCAGAGGGCGACGACGGCAGCCCCGGCGCCCGCGACACCGGCGAGCATGCCGATCGTACGGACCGGCCACCGGTTCGCCTCCAGGGCCTCCAGTCGGCCAGCCGTGCGCTTCTGCTGCTCGGTCTCCCCCCGCTCGATCGTGTCGAGCCGCTGCTCTACAGCCTCCATGCGCTGCTCGGCTACCTCTAGGCGCCGGTCCGACTGGTCACCGCGCTGCGCGAGCAGCTGCAAAGACCCGTTGATCGTGGCAAAGCCGGTCTCCATTGCGCCTTTCAGTTCGGCGAGCGCGACCGCCACGGCCGCCGGGTCGGACGTGTCGGGCGCGCTCACGGGTCAGACGCCCTTGATCAGGCTGGCGCTGTTGCCGTCGCCGCGCAGCCGGGCAACGACGCCCTTGACGAGCGCGAACCCGGCGGCGACACCGGCCACCGCGGCGTTCTGCCACATGCTCAGGGAGAACGGCTGGCTGACGACCAGGGCGCCGAGGAACGCCTGCAGGAACGTGGTGACCACGCGCTCGGCGAGGTCGAGGCCGTAGGCCTTCGCGGTCTTGGCGAGGGCGGGCAGGTCGAGGGAGAGGGACACGGTGGTCTCCTGTCGGTGGTGGGTGGTCGGGGGTCAGGACTGCGCCGGCTCGGCCGGCTCGGGGGCGGCGTCGGTGAGGGCGGCGCCGAGTTCGGCGAGCGCGGCCTGCGCGCCCGCCTGCGCCGCGGCCTGCACCTGCTCGGCGGTGATCCCGCCGTCCTGCGCCAGCGCCGCCACCGTCGCGGACAGCGCCGCCACCTGCGCGGTGAGCTGCTGCACACCCTCGTACGTGCCGGTCTGGTAGCCGTACGCGTCCGGGATGCGGTGCCCGGCGGCCTTGGACGCCTTGTCGGCGGTCGCGTTGCGGTACGTCCACGGGGCCAGCGACAGCGCGCCGGGCAGCGCCGCAAGGGCCGCCTCCACGCGCTTGAGGCGGGCGTCCTGGTCTGGGGTCATGTCGGGCACCTCCGGTGCGGGTACGCCCGCCCACGCGCGCAGCGCGGCCGGGGTCATGTAGCAGATGGAGCGGTCTACGGGTGTGCTGGTGAACTGCCAGAACAGGCAGCGAACGCCGTGCGGGGCGGGTCGTGCGCGGC